TATTTAGGCGGACAAATAGCTGAAGTTCAAGATGAAGAACCGATAGATGATTTCACAGAAGACGAATGGGAAGAACCAGAAGAATATAATGGTCCAGAAGTTCCAAGTGATGAAGATGATATCGATTTAGACTTAGAATTTGATGAAGCTGATGATGAATCATTCAATGAATCAATAAACAATTATTTAAGAGATACTTATCTAAATGTTGATAAATATAATATCTCTGGAATGAGTTATGATGGTAAAAACTTCTTAGTTGAAGGAACTATCGATTATACCTCAGGATTGTCTGCTAAATCAACATTTACATTAACACCTAAGAAATTAAAATCGAATAAAATAGTTTTAGAAGGTTATAATGATATATTATCTTCTGATGAACATTCGTTTAAATTCTTATGTGAAAATAACGATAAAAAATTAGTTAATAGCGAATTAAGATATAATTATAGTTATAAAGATCAAAAAATATCAGGAAAAATAGTTAGATAGTATGGAGAATAAAGATACTGGTTTATTATTAGACAAACAAAATATTCTTTTACAACGTACATATTTTAATGAAATGCTTAGATTAAGAGGCATAAATGTTATTTATAGATCTCCTAAAGCAAGTTCTAAAACATATGATTTGTACGGTGAATTAGATACTTTTTATAATGCTCCTATATTAACCAGTTGCATCTTTGACGAACATCCCACACAATGAACTATGAAAAAGTTAGGATGGAATACCGAAGTATCCGAAAACTTATCTGTAATTAGTGTTCCATATGATCTAGAAGGCTTACAAGTCGGAGCATTATTTATAATACCTAGTGCTTTAGATCACGCTAAAGGTAGATTATTTAAAGTAATTAGAATGAGTACAATAGCTGTTTATCCAGCCAGTATCACCTGTGAAATTGGTCCAGTTTTTGAAAGCTCACAAGAAGCTAGTGAGATAACAGATTTTACTACTGATAATTTCAAATTACTTAAAGATGAGGAATAATAATGAGTAAAAAATATATCCTTGAAGAAGAAACAGAAAATGTGAACATCAATCTAGCTGATGAGACTAAAACATATAACACCTATACAGCTAAGTTAAAATCAGCTAAGAATGAAGAGCAAAGATTAGAGATAGTTAAAAACTTCTTTAGAGATGTTTTAAAATTCACTGATGCTGATTTAAAGAAAATTGAAAATATCATACCATCTATAACACAAGCTGTTAGTGAAGTTGGTTTGAGTGAAGACGCTTTTCCTTTATTAACTTGAATTAAAAATTATTATTTGAATCTTAAGAGACAACCTTTACCTAGAGATCAATACATTAGATTGCATAATCTTTATTCAGGAACAAGATCTATAGATAAGACTGCTTTTACTGGTGAAACCTCAAAAAATAATCCTGAGGGTTTAAATAATATTTTATATAATCCTTCGTTATATCAATATCAAGAAAAGGATGTTGAAAATATTGCAGAAGCTTATTTCAATATTGCAAAGCCTGAAAATATAATATTGCCAAACAGTACAACTGTGACACTTGATAAAAATAGTTACTCTGTTGCTGATATCAAGAAAAATGCTAATATTTGAAATAACTTTAAACAACAAATATTTTTAGATGATGGAAAAGTTCGTCCTTTTGCTGTTATAGCTAAAGCGCTTAAAAATATATTTGGTGAGAATAATGTCAATGAGCGTATTATAAAAAATCGTTGAATTGACCTTAAAAACATATTAGAAAACGAAGCTATCTTAGTCAAAACTGATTTAGACGTTTTGAAACAAGTTATCATAGCGATGTATAATAAATATGGTTTAGATAAAGATCAAGAGTTAAAAGATAAATTATTTAAAGAATATAATCTTGATGACAAGTCATTAGAATCATATAATAAAAATAATACAAAAGAATTAAAAAATATTTACAACATATTTGATAGAAACAAAGATGTGATAGATTCAAGGACAGCCCCAGCTCTATTCTTATTAGCTTTTTCTGATAAGAATAAACCTAACAGTAATGATAAACAAGTTAAAAAGAATACTGAGAAGGCAGTTAACGCTAAGACAAATGTTAATCAGAAAAAATTCGATTATCTTAAAGAATGATGCAGAGACAGAATAAATAATACAAAGCTTCATCAACAAAATGTTTATAAATATATGATAATGGCTTTATCTGAATATGCAGGTAAATCCGGGCTTAAAAATACACCTAGCCATCCTATTTCAGAAAGAACAAATAAAGTTGATGCTGAAATATATGATAATTATGTAAAGCCATCAATAATAGCAAATAAGAATTTAGATAAGAAGAGATATGAATTCTTTAAAAAATGTCCAGAATTCAATTCTAACAGATTTATAAACAAAGAAGTAGTTAGAAAACTTATTCCTTATCTATACAGCACATATAAGGAAGTATAATATGATTATAAAGATATTCAAATCAGATTTAGATATTCCTCAAAATGTGCTTGAGAAAACCTTTATATGATTATTTAGAGATTATCTTTGTTTAGTTTCAGAAACAGCTGATATGATAAATATGAATTATGTATTATCTAAAATTGTTGATGAAGATATCTCTGTTTTAGATGTGTTATCTTATGCATCAAAGTTTATATCAGCTATGGTTGAAAATGACATAGTTAAAGTTGTTGTTCATGATAACATCGATTATAAAGGAGTTAATTTAACAACTTTATTAAAAACAATAAAATACGGTAATTTAGAAGTAAGAGGTATAGATATATTAGATAACGCCTGTAATTATGTGCTATCTAATATGTAAAGGTTAGTAATATGGCAATTAGATTTTATGATAAAGCTTTAGTTGAAAAAATACAAAAATGGATCGCTGATCCTAATTTACGTATCTTAAAACCAAATGAGACTACTAGATTATTTCAAACATTAGCTGATTTAGGTGATGATAAACCAATACAATTACCTGTTATTTCAATACAAAGAGATCCAACCATTAATGTAACCATACCAACTAAAAGACCTATGACTTTTAATGGTGTTAAAATAAGTGATTATACTGGGGATGAGCTTCCAGATAAAATAAATATAATGCATCTTGACGCTATACCTATTGAAATAAATTATCAAATAGATATTTATACGAGAAAATATGAAGAAGGCGACGAATACATTAGAAACTTTATATTTAACTTTGTGAATTATCCTAGAATGACTGTCACAATACCTTATAATGGGGCTAACATAGAACATGTCTGTTACACAAGATTAAATTCAACAGTTTCAGACAACAGTGATGTTCCAAATAAATTATTTCCAGATCAATTTACTAGATGAACTATGAATATAAGAATTGATGACGCCTACTTATTTAGTGTGCCAGTTAGTGAAGCTGCTAAAATTGGTCAGGTGAAGATGAATATAGATTCTGGGGATACAGATTCTGAAGATAGCTACATAAAATTAGTCGTCGAAGATGAAACAACCTCAGATCGCACTGAAGAATTAGTTTTCTCTGATAGAGATAAACAATAATAAGAATGTCTGCTAAATTAAATATAAATTACGAGGAGAATTATAAAATATGCCAAGTGTTAATATATGAGAAAAAGATTTAACAAGTTCTGGTCAAACATCCTACGACAATTTTGTAGTATTAGTCCCTGGATTATATGATAAAACTCTTTGGGGAAAAGATTTCACGAAAGAGTATTCGACAGACCCAACAGACGGATATGATGTTTTAGTTAGCAATAATTCAGGTAATAACAAAGCTCTTACTTTTGCAGATTTCGACACACTAATTTTAGGCAATGGTGATCCGGAAGCTGCGGCTGACAAAGCTGTGGTTGATCGAAAAAGAGAAGCTTTAAAAACAAACTATGGATATAAGCTAATTAAAAAATTAGTAGTTGATTTTGGAATGACTGTTGAATATGGTGTTTATTCAAAACCTCAAACTGAAATAACTGAAGATTATTTCAAGAAATTCCAAGATAAAGGTTTATATGATCTAAGATTTATCACAACAGGTGGATATACAGACGTTGATATAAACAACATATCGTTATGGGCTATTAGATGTGCAGCTGAAAGAGGCGATGCTATAGCTATTATAGATATTCCAGGAAGCTATACTGTTGAAGGTGAAAATGAAGAAACTATAACTGTTGAAATAAAAACAGCTCAAGATATCCAAACATATATCAATAGCTTAGACGCAGGTACTGTGACAAGAACAAGTATCGATGGAAAGACAGTTACCGAAGATATGTATGCTTACGCTGCAGCTTTTGCACCAGAAATTACCTATGGTGATAAAACTAAAACAACTGAAAAAGCATCATTTGCTTACTTAGCAGACTTCGGTAAACATATTAATAGATTCCCAGAATGGTATGCTATGGCTGGTTCAGTCAGAGGCGTTATCCCATGTTCAAACGTTGAACCTGTTCTTAAATTCAGTGATAATGATATCAATAAATATTTAACAACACGTGACGGTCTCAAGAGAGCTTGTAATCCAATCTGTGAAGTGAGACCTTATGGTAATATTATTTATGGAAATAGAACAATGTTCTCAACTTCTCAAGAAGAAGCTGTTGATTACGGAACTGGATTAAGAGCAAGTCATTTCTTAAACATCAGACAATTATGCTGCACTCTAAAGAAAACAATCTATAGAGCAGCTCGTAGATTTATGTTTGAACCTAACACTGATGTGTTATGGGCGAACTTCTGTGAAGCTATTAGACCTACATTAGAACTTATGAAGACATCTCAAGGTATCAAAGGATACACTATTAGAAGAGAAGCTACTAAAGTTAAAGGTCTATTGAAAGCTGTTATAACAATTACTCCTATTGAAGCGGTTGAAGACTTCGACATTGGTGTTGAATTATCCGATTCAGTAGAGATATACGAATAGTAGATAAAGGAGAATAGTATGGCAGAAAACTTAGGTACGTATCACATAGCGGCCGATCTACAAAATTATGAAGTAGCTAGATCTAACTTCTTTACATTAATTGTTAATGACTTAGACAACATTACTAAGACCTCTTATAATCCAGATCTTGGTGAAGCTACAGAAAATGATGTTATTCCAAATGCTCAAGAAGTCTTAAAGTTAGCGGTTGATGCATCAAGTGTTCCTCACTTCACATTAGGCGTTAATGAAATAAGAAGAGGTAACTCAGTCATTAAATATGCTACTGTTCCAACATTCAGTGAACAAAGTCTCACTATTAGAGATTATGTTGGTTTAGACACAAAATCAGTTTTAATGGCTTGGCAAGGTTTAGCTTATAACATCAACACAGACCGCGGTGGAAGAATGGCTGACTATAAGAAAACTTGCACACTTATTGAATACACACAAGATTGGCAAGAAGTTAGACGTTGGATCTTATACGGATGCTTTATTAGCGCTATTAATGAAGATGCATTTGATGTTACATCTGATGGTGATAGAAAAATAACAGCTTCTATGCCATTTGATAGAGCTGAAATGGTTATTCTTTAATAGCTAGCTCATATGAATAATTAACAGGCTTGACGCCTGTTTTTTATTATTTAATTTATAAAATAAATTGTCTTAATTTACGGCTAAATTAGTTAGAAAG